ATATTTATTGGAATGTATTTTTGGTGTGCTTTATATAGAAGCGTCTTCCATTCCAGCAACTCTCAGTTTAACAATGTTAGTGATTTGCCATTGTTTTTGGTCTAGTCCTTTTGTGATTCCTAGCCATTTATTTCTTAACAATGCAAATTCGTTGATTATTTTTTCATAATCAACCACGTCATCTTCACCGTCAACATATTTTTCAACGTCTCTGCTGGATAGTGCTCTTTGATAATTTTCTAAATATTTTTTGAAATGTTTTGAACGCAGTCTACGTAATTCTATGTTCATATACTGCAATATTGCTTCAATTTCTTGCAGTTGATTGAATCTTTGTTCTACGATACCAGGCATATCTGCTGATGCTTTCTCAACATTGCCTTTTATTTTTATTTCGTAACGTGCTTGTTGTAACTCGTCTTCATAATGTTTGATGGCATCAGGAATAGCACTGATGTCTTTGGCTATTTTTTGATACCATCCTGACATTAATAGTCCTCTTCTTCCGAGTCTTCGATTTCTAAACAGTATGTAATTGCTTTGTCTAAATCATCATCGGCGCCAAGAGCATCTTTTAAATCATCATCTTCTGCTCCGTGATCCACCAGTAAGTCTACAAATTTTTCTGCAATAACATCCATTGGTTGTTTTCTATCTATGTACTCTTTGAAAAATGTCCATAGTTCCACAACTTGACTTCCAGATAACATCTTACTCCTCTTCTTTTACAGTTTCTTTGTCTTCTGCAGGTACTAAACTACTAAAATCTTTCATTATATTATCTAATAGTTCGCCACCTGATTCCCAAACTCTTCTATATTCTTTGACTTCCGTTCCTTTGGAGTCAACATATTTAAGTCTGTTACCGTCTTTAGTTAAGATGCCTTTTTTCTCAAACAAGTCAACAAGTCCACTGTAAGGATTCATTCCTGTTTCATATGGAATTTTAACTTGCACTCCTTCAAAAGGTTTAGCATATCTTGTTTTCATAACTTTACAAGCCGCTCTTATACCTTTTACATCAGTTGTTTTGTTACCTTCTTCATCTTCTTTTAATTTTAGTTTACGCATTGCAACCACAATTGAACTTGCATAGATAAATCCTTGTCCGCCTGATATTTTATCATCTGGATCAAACATATCTTGCGATGCATATGTGTGGTTAGTTGCAACAAGTCCTACATTGTGACTACCAAACATATTAACGCAGTTTCTTACAAGTGCCGTTAGTGCCTTAGGTTTTCTACCCATGTCACCTTTTAAATCACCTTTACCAAACTGATCAACATCTGTTGGAGTTAACAACATACCCAAAGAATCTATCACAAATAATACTTTTGGACGATCATCTTCTGACATTGCTTTGTAATCTGTCATAAATGTTGATACAGTTTTTGCAACGTCATCAATCATTGACATATTAAGTTTTAATAATTTTTTCTCATCTGTGTCTACGTCTAATGCGTGTAACCATTGTTCATCTAATGCGTTTTCTGAATCAACGAGTACAACAAATATACCTTGATCCTGTGCCGCTTTTACAATGTTTCCTGCACAAATATAAGATTTACCAGAACCAGACTCGCCTGCAAACACAGTTACTTTGCCTAGTGGTATACCTTTGTTAAAATCTCCACTTACTAGATAGTTAAGTGCATAATTTCCTGTTGAAATCCAATCTGTTGGATCATGAAATCCAGCACTCATACCTGTAATGGATTTTGTTAAATTTTTTCTAAATTTACTTACGTCAAATGCCTTTACCATAATATTTTCCCTTTAAGTTATGTGGGGAGTTGCCTCCCCACAGTATACTTCTTTATTTTTGTTGTCTTGCTCTTATCATTGCCAAGATGTCCTCTGCTTTACTACCTGATTTATTATCATCTGTAGCAGGCTTTGGTGCTTCTTGAGTTTTAGTTTCTGCAACTGGTTCCGCTTTTACTTCCGGAGCAGGTGTTTCTGCTTTTGGAGTAACTGGATCTCCTGTTCTTGAACTAGCACCTGCTGGTCTGAAGTACTGACCAAATTTTTCTTGATCATATGCTTCACCGTCAACTGATGCTTCAAACATCTCTTTCATTACTTTAACTTCTACTTCAGAAGGTTTTTTAGGAAGGAAACCATTTAAGTCAAATAGACCATTGGATTCAATCGCTTTATTTTCTTCTTCAGTTAAAGGTCTTGATTTTCTTGACCATGTTGATGTTGAATAATCAGCATAACCACCTTTTGATGTTTTGATTATTCTGAAGTCAACACCGTTTGTTGAGTCTGTTGGAAGATCTTCCATATCTGGATCCATTAATGCTCCTTTAATTATTTGGAATATTTGTGGACCAATTATAAATCTTCTAATTGGATTCTCTGGAGTGTTTTCTTCGTTTAGTGGATCATCTTTCACAAAACCTTGGAAGATATAACTTCTTTTCTTCCAATATTTTCTTCCCATGTCCTCTAATTTAGGATCCTTGAACCAACCTCTTACTTCAGAAAGTATTGGACAAGTTTCACCATACATTTCCATACATGGTACTTGTACTGTTGTTGGTCTTGAATCAGTATCACCTTTTACTCCTGCGAAAGGAAGTTTGATCATCAATCTCTCTTTCCAGAAAAAAGTGTTTTCTTTGTCGCCATCTGGCAAGAAACGAACAGTTGCCTGTTCTCCTTCTTTTAGATTCCAAAATGGGTAAATGGCGTTGTCTCCGCCTGTTCTTGAAGAGCCGCCTGTTTTTGTTTCTTGTTCTTTCAGTTTCGCTCTTATTTCTGCTAATGTTGCCATAATGTTTAGCCTCCTATATTGCCTGTTATTATTATGTGCCTGTTTATATTAGTATAGCACAAGACAAACATATTGTCAAATATATACTAATATTACTATTTAGTCAATCGGAAATGGTAAAGTTTATTACTGGATGCCTGCCAATTTTTTAATTCTGCTCATTTTAGGATCTTTGTCAGACATTAATTTAGCAATGGCTTCTTGTGCTGTTTTGATTTGAGCGTCACCGAATTTCTTTTCTACTGCTGTGATAACTGCTGTTTCACCTTTTGGAAATTGGTTATTTGTGTAGTCATAGAAACTTTTTACAAATTCTTCTACTTCAGTTGATTTATCTGCAACGACATCATCTGCTTTTTCAAATTTTGAACGCATTCTGTCTGATTCATAATCATAATCATCTTGTGCGGCTTGAAGTGCATCTTCGTGATCAGAGCCACCTGGCTTGACCATGTCTGTTGCAAATTCATCATCCACTTTATGATTACCATTGTATTCTGATTCACCTCTTAAACTGTTAGGGTCGACTTGTCCATTTACAACTTTGTAGTGTAGTGTGCCGTATGCCATTTCGCCATCGTCACCTGTGAATTCATAATCCATTGACATATCTTGATTTGCTTCAGGATTTTCTTTTTGTACTTCACCTTTTCTTAATGCATCAAAATTTTTGTGCAAGTATTCCATTGCCGCTTTTGCATCACTAAATTTTTTAACTGAATCACCGTCTTTGTTAAGCACATCAAACACAGTCTTACCATCGTCACCTTTGTACATTGACACATAAGGTTTAATGTCTTCAAATGTTATTGCTTCGTGTGGTGCTTTATAAAAAGTTGACTTTTTTGTTATTGGTTTACCACCTAGCCAATTCATTACTACTTCGCCTCTGTATGCTTTACCGTCTATCACTGAAGATCCCGAATCATCTGGACGGAAATCAACCTTTGGTGCTAAATTTTTACTTTGTACATAATCTTGAAGTGTTTTTTGTATGTCCTCGGCTGAAAGTTCCGGGTCAGCATAAAGTTCGCCTACCACATAAGGGTCTTCATCAGAAACGCCATCTGCATTATCACCACGTTGCACAACAAAAATACCATCTGATATTTCAGTTTCAGCATCACCCATTTCTTTTACAGTACTTTCTTTTTCAATGAAATATTTTACCACATCCTGTACTATTCTAGCACTGTCTTCACCCGCTTTGCCTGTAATTGCTTCTATCTCATCTTCGCATTGTCTTGTCAATGGCATTTTTTTCATTAATTTCTCAGCGCCTAATTCATATTCAGCATCTCTGTCTTCGTCCCCAAATATTCCCATTTCTTTTTGGACAGCGATGTATTCATCTGCATTAAAAAAGTCTGTGCCGATGCCAGTGTTCATATAATATTGTAAATATCCTTCTGCCATTGTGTTACCATTGCCGGCTTCGTATTTGTTTTGGTTCCATTTGTCCCACCATGCTTGAACTTTTTCTTTCAGTTCTGGAGTTATTTCTACACCTGACCTTTTGCCTTTTTCTTCATTTTTAGGTTCGTTGTCCATGTCACCTGTGTCTAATCTTGTTGCCACTTGTGGATCTCTTTTCATTACATAATCCATAATCATTGGACGCAAACAAGCATCGCTGTTTTCTTTACTTGCATTTCTGATAGAATCATTGAATTCTTCATCATCAATTATACCTGCTAGACTTTCAATACCGTTAGTGCCGTTAACACCTACAGGAAAATGTTTTGCCATTAATGCATTTAATCTTTTGATTGCTTGATCTTTTTCTTCTGGATCATTTGAAAATAATTCATTGTCTTCTGCAACAATAGATTCCATTGCATCTTCGAATTCGTTGAATGAATCTGCTGTGTTTAAAGTTTCTATCATGCCACCCAAAACTTTTTCTACTGCATCTCTTGGAGCATCTGTGTGAATTACAATTCCTTGATAACGCATTTCGTTTGGTTGTACATCTGCTTCAATACCTGCTTTGTTTAACAATTCTTTTACATCCATTGCATCTTTATCTGTAACTGCTTTTTCAGGTTCAAAGTCACCTACTAAATCATATTCATATTTTCTAGGTTCAGTGCCACCTTGATAACCATGTGCTTCAAATGATTCTGGATCTAGTGATTGTACAGCAGTTTTTTCTGTAACTAATTTGTATATGTATGGAAATACATCTTGTAATTCTTCTTTGAATGTTTTGATTGTTAATTCGTCTATCCAATTCTTTTTGATGTCTTCTGGAACTTCTTCTAATGTTGACTCTTTAAAATTTTCAAAAGTTTCTTTGTATGCAGTTGCTCTTTGTAATTTTTGACATTCGTTTTTAATTGTGTCAATTCTTTCATCTACAATTGATTGATATTCTTTTAATCCTTCTGCCATTACATTGGATCTATTAATGTAAGTTTTAAATGATCTTAATTTGCTTAATTCTTCTGATAAACCAATGATGTGTTTACCAAATGAATCAAATGGATTGCCACCTTCTGACACGTGACGTGCCATTGCTCTTGCACCATTTAAATGTTTGATTGGATATTTGAATCTTTCGCCTGCACTTGATTCAATAAAGATAGATTCTATTTTGTGAGATCTGCCACCTGCAACTGTTTGGTCAACTGGTGCTGAATGCTTTATCACTAAACGTGCTTCACCTACAGATTGAAAACTAGTTTTTGTTGTTCCGTATAAATTTGATTCGCTCACTTGTTCTACCTCTTTCTCTTTTCCTAAAAATTCATAATCTCTTTTTTCAAGATTGCTTTTTGTGATATCTCTAGTATCAAACCCAAGCACTCTTGCTTTTGCAAACTGGCCCATTTCTTTTAAGAAACCGTACCAAGCATTTTTTACTGCCTCGTCTGTGCCTTCTGTGAAGTCTTTGTTATGTAGTACCACAAGACCATCTTCTTCACTAATACTAATACTTACCTTTCCAAGGGTGTTTCCACCATGGTTGAAATCAAAGTCAAAAAACCTTGCTTCTTCAGGTTTTTTAGTAATTGTGCCCTGAGAATCACCTAACTGTACTGAAGGAAATTGCCCTCTGATCTTGTTAAAAAGGTCTTTTGCTATAATACTAAGGTTCATATAAGGTATTTATCTGTTAGTGGCTTACAAAGATAGGCATTGGCATTACCTTGTCAGCAGTATCTTCGTCTGCTTGACTGAATGATGTGTACACTTTAGGATCCCAATCTTTCAATACAGCAATAATACGCATTGCCAACAGCATAGCACTCACTAGATCGTCATGTTCTCCAGACTTGGCTTTGTATGATGATCCTGATGCCACAAATGCTTTTAATTCGCTTATAAGTGGTTTGCTGTATATTTTCAACTTGCCTTTTTCAATCATGTTTTTTAATCTTGAACAGGCACTGATTTTTGTTTTGTGTGTGGTGTTGAATCCTTTTCTGAACTTTCTAATGTGACCTTTTCTAATAGGTTCACTCACAAACATACCTGGTATTTGGTCTTCTCCAAAGTCATTGATTACTAACAGTGCTGACTCTCCAATGGTGTTGTTTTCAACGCTCCAATAAATGTTTGAACCTGAACTTTGTGTTTCATCTTTGATATGATTACAGATGTCTTTAAGTATTCTTACTTGTTGTGGCACAGGTGTTGTGTTATGTTTCCACTCAGCAACTTGTTCAAAAGTTGGTAATTCTAAAACTTGTATTGCCGCATTGTCGCCACCAGTACCCATAGCAGGATCTAAAGCAACCACATATGTTTTTTGTGGATCCATCTTTTTGTACCAACGTGTTTGTCCCATGTTGATTTTAGGTTCTACACCTTCCAGAGTAGACAGTACCATACTGTTTACTAGTGTCTCGTCAAATACTAAAAATTCGCAACCGTACTCACGTCTAAATCTTTCTTCACCAATACGACCAAGTTCTTGTTTTTTCCAATCTTCATCTCTATCTGGATGTTCGTCCCAACTTGCTGTAAATCCGTGAAATCCATTTATACCTAATTCTTGTTCATTGCCATGTTCATCAAATTTGTTTTGACTTTCTCTCCATATTGTTGCAAAAACATCTTCATCAGAGTTTGGTGTTGATGTAATAATTGCACGACCACCTGTTGCAAGTGTGGGTGAAATAGAAGTCCAAAACTCTTGTGCTATTCCTGGATTCACAAATGCAAACTCATCACAGTATAAAAGTGAAATAGACATACCTCTACCTGTGTTACCAGTTGTTGTGGCACTAACAATACGTGATCCGTTTTCAAACTCCATTGAACCTTTGTTGTAGTTGATTACACCTGCTCTTACAAAGTCAGGACAAAGTTCATAACCGTATCTTATACGTTGCATAATCTCTTGTGCACCTGTGTATTTGTGTGCCGCAATAAGAATTGTTTGATCTGGATGAAACATTGCATACCATAAAAGGTAACAAGCCGCTGTGGTTGTCTTACCACTTTGTCTTGGTAACATATTAATATTAAATCTATGATCGTGATAACTGTGGAGTAACCTTTGTTGATATTCAAAAGGTTCAAACAAACATTTACCTTTTACAGGGTGTTGTATAAAAAAATATTTCTTTGCAAAATATTCAAATCCAGTTTTAGGATGTGAACAAGAGGCAAGATCCGCTATTTGCTCTTCTGTAAATCTTTCACGTTGGTGTGCTTTTTTTGTTAATACACCGTCTAAACTTTTATTACTCATATATTGTACTTATCTTGCTTTCTAAAGCATTTCAAAAATTTCATTATCTATCTTTGCATTGAACGATATCGATCTTCTTTCTTCAGATGTATCTTTAAATGGATATACAGTGTGCATCAAATAGTGTGGGAAAAAATAAAAATATCCTACTTCAGGTTTAATAGAAAATACTGATTCAGACAAAAATGATTTTTGACCATGTACTAGGTTTAATGTACCGCCGAAATAATCTTTTTCTTCCTTCTCTTTTCTTTGCACGTGTGTACCAAACGTTGATGGTAATTTTAGAAAACCTGCTCCTGATATATGTCCTGTATGATAATGTATTGGATTGTATTCATTTTCAAATTGTCTTACAATCCATGAATCTATAAGTGCAAAATTTTTTATTTTCTTGCCTGTTACATTTTGTATCCAATTTGATGTGCAGTTTCCTAAAAATCCTAACCAACCTACTTGCTTCATAAATTCTTCTTCTAGTTTAAATTCCTGTGTCACGTCACCTATAAGTTGATTACCATGATTTAATTTATTTGCTTTTGTTTCATCTGCGACAGTATTGTCTACATATTGATTAAGATCATCAACAATTTGTTTTGGTATCTTAACTTTAAAAATTGATGGTCCAAAAGGTGTAATTATTTCTGCATTCACTTCAGTCATATAGTGTACTTATAGGGTAAAAGGGTGGTGTAAATTATTTGTGATTAAGCGTTCTTCTTTGCCATTTTATTAATGGTAGCATACATTACAGCATCGCCTTCTTTGCCATAACGTTTCTTAAAGTCTTTTTTCAGACCTTTTTTGTCAAACTTTTTTTTGTAAAAGTCTGCTTTTTTCTTTTCTGGTTTGGTAAGTTTACGTTCTAGTCTTTTTTTTTGAAGTCCTGGTATGCTTTTTGTAGTTCTTCTTTGATTGAAGATGTTTTATCTTCTTGCTCTACTGCCATTGGATTGTCTCCAGGATATTCTTTTTTGTACATTTTTTTAGGACCGTTTGCACCGCCTGACAAATCTTTTGTCATGTACCTTGTATCTTTGTATGTTGGATTTGGAGTTGTTGATGCTTTGCCCGGAACTTCTTCAGTTGCCGCAACTTCTTCTGCTTCTGGCTTAGGACCTTCAACTGGTGCTGGTGCTGGAGGAGTTACTCCTGCATTTTTAAAAATCTGTGCAATAGCATTCATATCTTCTGGTGTGTCACCATATAACATAACTTGCGATGCTTCTTTAACGTGTATTCTTTTCACGTCTTCTTTCATCTGCTCTTTGTTTTGAATACTATCTACTTTTCTTAAAAAATCTCTAATGTCCATATAATTATTTACCTTTCGCCTTGCCAGAGATAGGTGAAGTTTTATTGCCATCATCTACTTTAGATGTTGTGTCACCGTCTTTTGGTGCTTTGATATCACCTGCGGCATCGGGTGCTTGTCTTTCTTTTCTTTCTTTTTCAAGTTCTTTTAATAGGTCCATTACTCTATTATTTCCACCACTCTTTTGTTCATCTTTGCTGTCTTCGTATGGTGAATTTAATTTTGCTTCATATGGAGCATCTGATTTTTCTTCTTGATATTCTTCTTGTGGTTCATTTGGATTTCTCACAATCAAATGACTCTCTTGAATACCACAACAATTTTTAATGTATTGTTGTAATCCGTATGCTGTTGTTGGGTAACCTAACTCAACATCAAAATATGTAACTTCTGTATTTTCTAATTGAGGAAAGTCTAATGGTCTCTTTTGAATAGGTGTCTTTTTACCAGCACTCATTTTTTCAACCACAAACTTTTGTAGTGCAGTTTCTAATTGTGCAACATCTATGTCTTTAGGAGCACCAACAATACCTATTTTGAATGGGTATGTCTTCTTGCTTTCAGTTAATATTTCTTGTAATCTACTTGTCATCGTTGTCATTGTTCCCGTCTTTGTTATATTTATCCAGTTTTTTAAGTTTCTCGATTAAACTATTACGGTCTGAAACCACATATCCTTCGCCAGATATCACATTAGAGTCCGCATCGCCCGATTTCTGGTCTTGTTTCTGCTTTTTAAGTTGTAATTCAACCATTTTAAGTTTCTTGTCTAATTTTGCAGTTTTAGCCTCTAAATTAGTCTTAAGCATCTGCCCTGCAACCTCAAATATACGTGCAGAGTATCTGCTTTCAACATTCATACCCAAGTCCATTAAATCCTCGTATGCAGTGCTGGCTCTGTTTGAAATATCATCTAATTCTGTATCGCCCATTTCACCCAGTCCGTCAACCTTAGGCAATGCCGCCGCAATTTTATCAAACTCTGCAATATCACGCATTGTGTTTTTTTGTGCTTGTATGGATTTGGCTTTTTGTTCTTGCTGTTTGTCCTGTGCTTCTGACTTTGCTTGTTCTTCTTGCACTATTTCCTGAGATTCAGGCAAATTTAATAGTTCTTCTAATTTTTTTGTCATAACTGTGATGGAAATATTTATTGGTTGTTACCAAACGTATATGCCAAGATAGGCTGATATACCAATTACTATTATCCAAAAAACAAGTTTGTCCATTATTTTAATATAATCGCTTTGATCGACTTCTCGCCCATGTATATCTCTGTTTCGGCATCGCCTTTCCAACATTGATATTTTACACTGGCACTGTATTGTCTCTCGGCTTGTCTTTTACCTCTAAGGCATTTTGCCATGTTGTCCTGAATACGGTG